AATGATGATGGCACAGTCACCGGTTTGAAAGAGCAATTAGAAAACATCAAAAAAGACAACGGTTTTCTCTTTGAAGATGATGATCCACAGAACGTGAATCTCGGAGGAGATCATGAAAATAAACCAGAAACAAAAGAATCGACTTGGGAATCTGCCCTTGACGATCACTATGGCAAAGAATAGGAGTGATGAATAGATGCCATTAACATTAGCGCAGGCAAAGGTCGGTATGGCCGACAAAGTAGACCAGATGGTCGTAGACGAGTTCCGCCGGGACTCTTTTCTTTTAGACAAATTGATTTTTGATAACGCAGTATCACCGGGTACCGGTGGCAGTACGATGACATACGGGTACATGCAGCTGCTTACTCCATCCACGGCAGAAGGACGTAAATTAAACGAAGAGTATAAGCCGGGTGAGGCCCTGAAAACTAAGAAGAATGCTGATATCAAGATCTTCGGTGGTAGCTTCCAGGTAGACCGTGTACTTGAGGATACGGCTGCAAAATCTGAAATCGCATTTCAGTTACAGCAGAAGACGAAAGCAGCTTCAAACAAGTTTCACTACGATTTCATCAATGCTGATTCTACAAACGAGGAAACTGATTTTGACGGATTGGAAAAATTGGTGAAGGGAACGAGTACAGAATACATCCCTACAGCAGCTATCGACCTATCAGACGAAACGAAGATTGCAGCAAACAGCAATAAATTCGTGTTTGAGTTGGACCAGTGGCTGGGGACATTGGATGGACGTCCAGACATGTTGCTCATGAACCGCCGTATGAAAACGATCATGAGCGCAGTCGCTCGTGAACTGAAATATTTTACGCAGACAGAAGACGCTTTCGGCCGCAAGGTTAACAACTATGACGGCATCCCTATGGTAGATATGGGTGAGTATTATGACGGTCTGACCACTGTTCCGTGCGTAGCTACAGACACATCCGGAGAAACCTCTATCTATGCTGTCAAGATCGGTCTGGACGCCTGCCACGGCATTAGTCCGAAGGGAGAAAAGCTCATCAAAACCTATCTTCCGGATATGAAAGCACCAGGAGCTGTAAAGACTGGTGAAGTCGAAATGCTGGCAGGTATCGTGCTGAAGAACAGTAAGAAAGCTGGCGTCTTCCGTAAGGTGAAGGTCTCTGCTCCAGTAAGTGTAGTGAAATTAGCAAAGGGCAGCCTTGGTACTGCAGGAGATAAAACGATCACAGGATTAGAGACAGGGAAGACATACCGTGTCCAAAATGCATCTACTGTGAAGTATACTGCCGCAGATGGAACACTTACAGAGGAAGCGGAAAAGGCAGCTCTTGGCGAAGGTATTACAGCTATCAAGGGGTTGACGAATGGTCGCATCTATCTCGTAGAGGAAGTATAACAGGAGGTAACCATGATCACATATCCGCAGTATCGGAATTGCGGTGGTTCTCTTGATGAATATGAATTCGGTCAGCTGGAGCCTGGTGTATGCCGGCTGATCGATTCGTACATCAAGAACAACATTCCGTATTGGAAGGTCAGGAAGCTGTCAGAGTATGATATCGATTTCAGCGATATCATTACGATGCAGGTAGACTTCATCGCTGAGAACGGTGGAAAAGCCGCTTTGAATGGTAATTCCGATTTCAATATAGCAGCAGTAACGACGAAAGGATTCAACTATCAGATGAAAGGAAAACAGGTACCTATGTTCAATAATGTTCCGTTATCACCAATGATGGTCACAGAATTAAGGGATCAGCTGCGGCAGGCAGGCCTGTTGACGATGCGCTTATGATACATTCACCTAGATTTATCCGACCTCATAGGATACTCGTCAGAAACAAGGTGGATGAGCTGGATGGTGAGGCAAAGTATCAGACCACGACGGTCAATCATGTGTGTGCAGACGCTGCATATGGAATGAAACAATCGCTGAAAGGCATCCAGCCTGCCGGTGATCTTTTGGTCGTTATAGACATGAATGATCTGGTAGCCTTTGAAGGAGCTAAGAAGCGCATATACAAGGAACCACTGGTGTTTGATTCAATGGAGGATACAGAAGCATACTTCACCTTTCGTCCGGATATGGACCTTATCGTATATAAAGGTCATGAATATACCGTAAATAGCGTCGGCGAGGTCAATCCGGTAAGTGATGAGCCTGATTTTCTGGAGATCATCGCAAATGAGTAGATTTGAATTCAATGAGGCTAAAGTAAAAGCAAGACTGAACAGCCAGACAAAAAGAGCCAGGCGTCTCCTGAAAAGTGAGATCGTCAAGGATACAGAGAAATTCGTGCCGATGCAGAGCGGGTATCTGAAGAACTCCATCACGAACAGCATCCAGAACGATGATGACTTTATCATCTATAACACACCGTACTCCAGGTTTTTATACTATGGGTACGTGATGATCGGAAAAATAACACATCGTCCTTGGGCTAGGCGAGGAGAAACAAAGGTCAAGACTGACAAAAGATTGAATTTTGGAAAGGTTCATCCAATGGCCTGTTCCCACTGGTTTGAACGCTCAAAGGCTCTGTACAAAGATAACTGGTTGAAAATAGCAAAGAAGGTGTATAGAAATGGACGATAGAAATAGTGTGACACCACAGGAGGATACGCAGGTCATTGAAAGTCTGTATAAGTATCTACAGTCATTGAATATCGGTGTACCGATATCGATCGAGTATCTGACAGGCAAAACTCCTGCAATGGCAGTGAAGCAGGTATCCACTGCCTATAAAACAAAAGTCAATATCATAGGCGGCTATGATGCAGAGCTGCCATTCGCCATCTATCACAGAGCAAAGGTCAGTGACCCCAATAGCATATTGGCGATCACGAAGCCGTTGAACATCATGGCAGATATCTTCGATATGGAAACGGAGAATCATTTTCCGAACCTCAGCCTTCCAGGCTATGTGCCTGTGAAGATAGAAATGGTATCGACTCCTGCAGATGACACAGGGAAAGAAAACAACGTAGCCACCTTCATGGCTATGTACAAGCTGACATACAAGAAGAAATCAAAATACAGTTAGGAGGTATTATATGTCACAAACAACAGGAATCGCAACTCGCAATGAGCTGCTTTCATTCATGAATACCGGCACATCAGATGCACCGAAATGGTGTCTGATCGGTGAAGGATTTAGCGAACTGACAGAGAATCTGAACGCTAAGACGAAGGATAGTCACTATATCCATCAGGTATCTGGAACCTCATCCGTCATCGGTTATGCGCCGACATTCGATTTTACTGCAGAGCTGGATAAGGCTGATGACGTTACTACGTATATCGCAGAGATCGGACGTAACAGAAAGGTCGGAGCAGATTGTGAAACAGATATCGTCAATGTCTATAACTGGATCGCAGGAAAGACATCCGGAACGCAGGTAGCATATAAGCAGCATATCGCTATCAAGGTAGATAACAGTGGTTCTGGAGCTGCCGGTGATGCGATGGCGTTGTCAGGCTCACTGATGTATAAGGGTGATGCCGTGAAGGGCGAATGGAATCCTGAAACAAAAACATTTACTGCAGATGCTGATGTAACACCAGTGGGATAGGAGGATCACGATGAGCAAGTTTACGTTCGACAAGAAAGAGCCCAAACTGTTGAAGCTGGAAATCGAAGGAAAGATCTTTCGATTCAATCCATATTCACTGGCAGTTACGAAGGCAGCAGAGAGATTCACACAATGTCAGGAACCGATCATCAATGCTCTGAAGAAAAAACCGAACGAGAAGGAATTAGATAAGCTCGTGCTTAGATCATGCGAACTTGTAAGGGAGACAGTGAACAGGATGTTGGGGAAGAATGCGTATGAAAAAATATTCTCCGGAAGAACAGTCGATTTTCAAGAGCATCAGATGCTGATGACTTTTATCTTTGAAGAGATTACTGCTTTCTGCCAGGTTAATCCAAAACCACGTCGTGAACCTTTTGCTTGATGATGCACCTGATCATATCACAGTATGTGGTCAGGTCATACCTATCAAGACCGATTTCCGCACCTGGATTCGATTTGAAAATACGATGTTGAAGGATTGCGACAATGAAGAACGATTCAAAGCTATCCTTGATGTTATGAATGGAATATATTCGGATATCCCGGAATTCATGGATCAGGTGTTATGGTTTTATCAATGTGGAATTATTCAGTCAGGGAAAGGAACTGGCAGAGCGAAACGGGTCTATGATTTTGAGAATGACCAGTACATGATTTATTCAGCCTTCCGGCAGTATTACAATATCGATCTGACTACTGCGCAGCTGCACTGGTGGATATTCAAGCAGCTGTTCATAGAACTGCCAGAGGATAGCAACATCAAAAAAGTGATGATGTATCGGTCCATCCGGATAACATCGTCAATGTCTCCGGAGCAAAGGAGATACTACGCAGAAATGAAACGGATCTATGCACTTCCGGATAATAGGACTGCAGAGCAGAGGGCTGCCAGCTTTGCCACACTGCTTGCAGGAGGAATGAATATCAAAGAACCTTGATGGTTCTTTTAATTTTGAAATGAGGTGATGCGATGTCACAGGCTGATGGTAGTATCATCATCGATACCAGGATAGATGAAGCCGGTTTTTCCAAAGGACTGAACACGATGAAGACTGCAGCAGTAGCTGGGGTTGCTGCCATCACAGCGGCAATCGGTACAGCAAGTATTGCGGTCATAAAGCTTGGCTCAGAATTTGAACAGGCAAACGCAAAGGCTAGCACACTATTCGGCGATGCACAGGTGGATATGACGCAGTATCAGGGAAAGATGCTGGAGCTCTCCACGAAGACCGGTCTGGCTGCTTCTGAACTTGGTAATACGATGTATGATGCTTTATCCGCAGGTATCCCTGCCAGTGACGATATGTCAGAAGCACTGGGATTCCTGGAGAAGAATACGAAGCTGGCGAAAGCCGGTTTTACTGATGTCAATACAGCTACAACAGCAACAGCCAAGGTGCTGAATGCGTATAAGATGGACGTGTCAGAAACAGATAGGATCCACAAGGTATTGATGCAGACACAGAACAAGGGTATCACGACTGTAAATGAGTTGGGGTCTGTTCTGTCACAGGTCACTCCTACTGCATCTGCAATGGGTGTTTCATTCGAGCAGGTCGGTGCTGCTTTGGCAGGTATGACTGCACAGGGTACACCTACAGCTCAAGCAACTACACAGTTGAATCAGCTGATTGCAGAGCTCGGTAAGAACGGTACTCAGGCCAATAAAGCTATGATGGACATGTACGAGGGCATGGGATATGGCAAGAAATCATTTAAAGAATTGATGGATGAAGGTGTTACCCTTGTAGATATCATCGTGGATATGGAAGGATACGCAAAGGAGAACGATAAGTCACTGATCGATATGTTTGGATCTCTGGAAGCAGGGAAAGCAGCTTTATCGATGGCTGGTGATAATGCTATAACATTCACCAATAACCTTGAAGCTATGAAAACAAAAACCGATGTCGTAGGAGAAGCATATGACAAGGTCACGGACACCTTCAAAGAGAAATCTGCCAAGGTCGTGAATTCTCTTAAAAATGTCGGCATAGCGGCGTATTCAAAGTTTGAGAAGCCATTGAAAAAGTCAATGGATGTGGCACAGGGAAGTGTGGATGAACTATCCAGACAGATGAGTAATGGGAAGCTCGGAAAGAGCGTAGATAAGATTGCGGAAGCGTTTGGGAAGCTTATTGAAGCAGCAGCTAAGCTGGCTGAAAGAGCCATACCATTGCTGGTGAATGGCTTTTCTTTTCTGATCGAACATGGTAAGGAGCTCACGATAGCGTTATCTGCTGTTACTGGAGCAATGGCAGCTATGAAGGTCAAGAATGATTTTATCGGCCCTGTTGTATCATCTTTTATGAAGGCGAAACAAGCTGTAGAGGCTTATAAAATTGGTCTTGTAGCTTCATCAATGGCGGGTATGCAATTCAGCGGTACACTAACATTGGGACAAGCTGCAGTTGGATTACTAACTGGCCAAATCTCTCTTGCGACAGCAGCTCAGACGGCATTAAATGCTGTGCAGGCCATATCTCCTATGGGATGGCTGACTATAGGCGTAGGCGCATTGACTGCTGGTCTTGCAGCTTTATGTCTTATGACTAATGATGTAGTCGATGAAAACGAAGAACTTAGAGAAAGTCTTGAGAAATCTAACGACGAATGGAAAGAGCTAAAAAACACGCAGGAAGAAAAGCTTGCGACAGACCTCGGTATGATCCAAAATACCGAGAAACTGAAAAATGAGCTAGAAACACTTGTAGATGCTAACGGGAAAGTGAAGAAAGGTTACGAGGATCGTGCCTCTTTTATCCTTGGTGAACTCAATGATGCGCTAGGCACTGAATACTCAATGACGGATGGCGTCATCAATAACTATAAGGAAATGACTTCATCTATAGATGAGCTGATTACGAAAAAAAGGGTAAAAGCTATCCTTGATGCACAGGAGCCTATCTATCAAAAGGCGATAACTGAACAGCAAAAAGAAGGTATCCAAATTGCTAAGCTACAGGCAGAAGTCACTGATAAAAATAATCGTATGAAGGCGATTGAAAATGACCTTATAAAAAAATATGGGGATAATTGGGCTATTGAGGCAGGGCGAGCACAGGATGCGATGCTACAGGAATATGGTACTCTTGCAAAATCCACAAGTGATAAGAAAAAGGTTTTGAATGATTATCAGAAAAGCTATGATAAGCATACAGAAGAAATAATCAATTATGAAAATAATGCTACTCTTGCTGCTAGTAAAAATAAAGACGATTGGGTCAAGGTACAAACGGATATACAAGCTGAGTCTGGTAGAACTTATGAAGAGAAAAAGAAGAATCTTGAGCTTGAAGTTTCTGCATTGGATATGGCTTATAAGGATTTAGTACAGCGGCAGGAGTCAGGCGATAAAAGAATCAGTGATGCACAAATCGAAGCTGCAAAAAAATCCAAAGAGAACAAGGAAAAAGAGCTTCGTGGAATACAGTCTACCGTAGAAGAAAAAACACCTGGTCTTATAAGTGTAGCTAAAAATCTCGCAGACAAGTCTGTGGAAGCGATGAATAAGGTAAAAGAAAGCAAGTCAAAGGGTGCTGATAATGCAGCCGGTTATGGGAAGGGAATCGATTCCAAAGCAGGAGCTGCTAAAACAGCGGGAGGAAGACTTGCTACTTCTTCTGCATCTGGATCTAGTAATTATTCAGGAATGAAATCGGTTGGACAAGAGTCAGCGCAAGGCTATATCGATGGTTTGGCATCAATGGCTGTAGATGCTTTCAATGCAGGATTTTCATTCGTGCAGAATGCGATGGCCGGAGGAAGAAAAGGGCAAGATTCGCATTCACCCTCTCGAAAATGGAAAAGAGAAATAGGTATAACAGCAGGACAAGGCTACATTTTAGGTCTTGAAGCTAAATCAAAGGATGCAGAGAAGACGGCTTCTGATTTCGTTAGAAGAGCTATTGATGCGGCCAACGAGGAAAGTGAACGAGGCATAGATATTTCAGGTATCGTTTCAAAAGCAAGGCAGGCAGTATATGCCGAACAGTCAAAAATGGCCGCAGTTGCGGATATACAGTCTAAAACCGAAATCCTAAAGACATCAATGTTTAAAGCAGATCTATCGGCCATGTCTGCAACAATGAAGGGCGTTATCGAAAACCGTATCTATATCGGAGATAGGGAAACCGCTCATGTACTGGCGCCATTCATAAGTGAAGAAATGGCATTTCAAGGGAGGTAAGGTATGCATAAGATAAACAAAAAGCCTATAAGGAGCTTCAGCGCTTCTATTGCGGCGTTCGATTACCAGCCGATGCAGATATCAAATACCTATACAGATAGTATGGTGCCTATATTGATAAAACGCGATATGAAACCTAAACGATACGACCTAGTGATGGATTTCATTTCCCAGAATGATATAAGTCGTTTCTTAGCAGAGGCTATCGATAGGTTTGAATTGAGAATCGATGATGGATATGTGTATACGTGTTATCTTGATGGTGTACCATCAGTGCAGCAGGAAGGGGTATGCAGCTTCACGCTTACTCTTTCATTGCTGGTGTTGCAGAGAGGCGAGGAACGTCGTTTTACCTTGAAAAACGGTGATAACTACATCACGATAAAAGGGACCTATAAAGCCGGTATCCGCTATGAGATAACACCTCATTACAATGGAGAAATCACAGTAGGAGGATATACGATACGCAATATCCATACAGGCAAACAAATCATCCTGGATGGTGAGAGTATGCTTATAACCGAGGAAGGCAAAAACAAATATTCTGATGCAATGTTTACCAAGTTTCCAAGCTTGGAACCGGGTGACCATATCATCACGGTAAGCAATACGAATGCTGATGTGGTGATGTATTACAGCCCAGTATATCTGTAGGAGGTGTTATATGTTAAGTGTAAAGACACAAGATGGATGGCTGCCTATCACAGTAGCCACAAACGCATATGTAGAAAAAGATGAAGAGGGCGAAGAAACGCTCTCTTTTGATGTTCCGCCAGATTCGGAGTTATTTACGTATTTAAAGACTGAGGCAGAAGTTAGGACAGAGGATAATCTCTATCTTATCAAAGGTGTAAACAAACTGATTACGCAGGCCACGATTACCTGCGAACTGGATATGGATGATTGGAAGGCATCATATTATCTCAAAACAGCAGATATCGCTGCACTGCAGACAAAGACCATAGGCGATGTATTAAACTATATCAAGCCTTCAGGATGGACGGTAACAGGCGAAGAAGTCAGAACAATCAAACGTACACCGGACAAAGAAAAATGCAATGGGTATGATGTACTGATGCGCTGCAAGACTGTATATGATGTGCAGTATGATTTTGATTGTTTGAGCAAGGTCGTTACTGTGATAGATCCATACGCTTCTATAGACACCGGATTGTATGTAACTCCAGAGTTAAACATGAAGGACCACACATATAAGGAAAGTAGCACAGGGCTTGTCACAAGGCTTTACTGCTACGGTGCTGATGATTTGACATTTTCCGATATAAACGACGGGAAGCCGTATATCGACCTGCAGGGCTACAAAGGCAAGCCGATAGTGAGCTCATGGATAGATGGGCGATACACGAACAAGGAAAGCCTTCTGGCGGACGGAAGGAAGAAGCTGCAGGAGTTGGCAGCACCGGTTGGATCATACACAATCAATATGATAGACCTTGCCGCGGTAGATGATAAGTACAAAGACTTGAAGGTGAAAATTCGAGAGACAGCGCATTGTATCATTGATCCTGTCAGAGGCATCGATGTACCACACCGTATCGTAAAAATCCGAAAGTACCTACTGGATGAAGAAAGGTCGAACAATACGATTACACTGTCTAATGAACCTCGTAAAATAACGGATATGATAAACCAGATGCAGGAAAACGTGACAGAACTTACGCAGGATGGATATAAGAAAGAAACGACTATCCGGAACAATTCTGAAAGCATTGAGTTGATTGCAAAAGGGCTAGGAGAAGCTCAGTTGAAATTGCAGGAAGACCAGATCGTTGCGCTTATATCGAAGGCGATAAACAACGGTAACTCCATGCAGACTATGCAGGTGATTATAGATATCCTTGGTCTGACAATAAAGAATGGTGGAATCAAGGTATACGATGGTAACAACAGCCTTGTACTCTATGTGGATCAGAATTCTAAAAAGCTGGTTATGAATGGCTCGATAGAATCACAATCAGGTCATATCGGTGGATGGTCTTTAAATTCAGAAGGACTGACTGCTTCTTATGCCGCAAACATACCCAATTATACCTCTGCAGATACTGAAAAAATAAAACAGTTCATTCTTGGTCAAATCACTTTGACTGATGCAGAATATGATTATTTAGACATAGATCGAAGTGGGACGATTACTTCCGCTGATTACGTTATTATGAAAAATGTTATTTCTGGATTGCATTCCCATACGTGGCGATACGATTATGTAATATCGCCGTATGACCCTGCAAAGTTTGTAAAAGTACATATAGATATGGGAAATGGCACATCAAGGGACAGGTATATCAGTTTGATGGGTATTTCTACAGATGCCATGAGATATGTAAATGACAAGGTACGTGGATAGGAGGTGATAAAATGGATATAGTAGTAACACAAATTAAACAGATTGGTAGAGAGATAATGCTTGACGGAAACAGTCTTGTAGGTTATCAGCACTCAGCCAATCTTTTTATTAAGCTTATTAAAGACACATCGGAAACAAATCCATTTAAGGGAATGGTGTTATCTGGTTACTGTAGCAGCTGGAAATCAGATATGCCGGTTGTATGCCCTATACAAGAAAAAGATGATGGAACATACATTTTGTTGCCTGATGGGGTGTTTGAAAACGAAGGCGATGTATATTTGTCTTTGGCAGCGATTGACGAAAATAAAATCGTTATCACATCTAACAGATTAGCTCTACAAGTAGATGTATCCAACAAAATCAAAGCTGCAGTTTCTCCACCGGAAGAATATTGGCAAAGAGAAGTATTAAGTGCTATGAAGTCATGGTATACGAGTAATGTTGATCCTTATTTTGAAAAAAGCAAAGAGAAATTAGATGATTTGATAGACCAAACTAACGAATCTCAAAAGGATGTAAAAAATGCAGTGGCACAATGTTATGATGCTATATCAGCACTGCAACTTGAAACATTCGATATGGACGGCGGTGACCCGTTCACACAAGCGAGCGAAGAAGACATTGATGTAAACGGTGGGTATCCGATTTAAAGAGAGGAGAATGAGAAATGCCATTTTATACAATAAGACCACGTGCTGGAACAAAGGCACAATGGGAACAATCAAATATGGTTTTGAAAGAACGCGAAATCGGTTATGAAATACCGAATGCAGGTGTTGGAAAGGGAATCGTTAAAATGAAAATGGGGGATGGAGTAACACCTTGGAATAGTTTACCTTATGCAATACCTGACGCATTAACACCTAGCGATATCGTTACGACGGATTCAACATCCAATGCAAAAGTACCTAGTGCCGGATATTGTAAAAAGAAATTCGATGATATAAAAACCGAATTAAACAGAAATACTGTTCAATTAACTAATTCGGTATATCTTCCTATGGCCAATATGTATAGAAGTGGGCAAGTCGTTTATTTAAGATGTGCTGGTTATATGCAAAAGGAATTGGCAGCGAACGGAGAGACTACGATAGCTACGCCGTCGATGATTCCGGAAGCTTTTCGCCCAACAGTAGATCTAAATTTCTATGAAATCGTAGGTAGTACAAAAATTATCGCAAAGATAAATATTAAACAGGATGGAACTATTTTGTTTTCCCCTCTTGAAAAAATAGTAAAGGATGTTGGCGTCAACATACACCTTACATATATAACAGGAAAATCTACTATCTAACGAAAGGAGCATTAAGATATGGAATTTATTAAACTGAAAAATGGCAGTAGATATCAGCTGATCACAGACGGATTCAATGTCGGAGATAATCATGTGAAACTTGCTTTCATTGCTGATAGATCACTAAAAGAGATTCATTCTGAATTCTCAAAAAAGGAAAATGTTGAGACATTATGTGTAGAAACCGCAACAGGTGAAACACTAACTGTCTGTGATGGATATGTGGTTTTAGACAGCTACGTATCATTAGATTTGCATTATGAGGTATCGCCAGTTGAATATGGCGGTGATGGTGAAGTTGTAAAAGCAGCTGATTATGGAGAAGTTGCTTTCTTGTCTTTATATAAAGAAACTGCAGAAAGCCAATTAAAAGAATTGAAACTTAAACAAGAAATAACCGCACAAGCGGTTCAAGATTTAATACTGATGGCGGCAGGAGGTGAAGCATAATGGCAAATTTTCTAGTATATCGTATCTTAGATGGAAAGCTTGATTTTGCTGATGTCCCCAAAGCGCTAGAAGCCGGAGTGAAAAAAATTCTGGTTGAGATAGGTCACGAAGAATTAACGAAGTAGTATAAGAGGGTAAAACGCCCTACATATTGCCAAGAATGGCGGAAAGAGATGAGGTATATGAAACATATGGCACAAACAATCACAGACAACTACAACGCATTTGTGGGCACTGTTATAGCAGTTATCAGCGTGATATTCGGAGAACACTGGTATCTGTTTGCGTTGTTCCTTGCACTTAATATAGCAGACTGGGTAACAGGTTGGATGAAGTCAAGAATCATGAAAAAAGAAAATTCAGTAAAGGGTTGGCAAGGAGTACTTAAAAAGATTGGATACTGGATCATGATCACGTTTGCATTTATGGTTGCAGCGGGCTTGATCGAAATCGGTGAGATAATCGGTGTAGACTTGCAGATTACAACACTGCTTGGATGGTTCGTACTGGCAAGCTTGATTGTGAATGAAGCACGCTCCATCTGTGAAAACTTCGTTGAAGCGGGATTCAACGTACCAAAAGTTTTGAGCAACGGCTTAGCTGTTGCCGACAAACTTATTAACAAAGAAAGCGAGGACGAAGAATAATGAATATCACAAAAATGTTAGCACCAGTAATCTATAGCGGGGCAAGAAGCGGTATCAAGAGAACGAAGAACGGTGGTGTTACGATTCACAATACGGACAACTTTAAGGCAGGAGCTGGAGCTAAGAACCACGGAACATATCTGCAGAACAGCGGATCCACGCTGCAGGCTTCCTGGCATTATGCTGTAGATGATAAAATGATCACGCAGTCTATTCCGGATAATGAGGTTGCATGGCATGCCGGTGATGGATATGGAAATGGTAACATGACCACCATTGCAATTGAGATCTGTGTCAATCCGGATAGCAATCTGGAGCTAGCCACCGATAACGCTGCATGGCTGGCTGCGAAGCTGCTGAAAGCACAGGGGCTTGATCATCAGAGCCTGTACCAGCATCACGACTGGTCCGGCAAAAACTGTCCTAGCCAGATTCGTGCCAACAAGCCGTACAGCTGGGCGAAATTCGTCAGCAAGGTAAAAGGGTATCTACAACAGAATAACGCTTCCAGCAAGCCAAAACCAGACCAGATATTGAATAAAGGAGATAAGTTTATCTTCCCGGATGTCTACCAGGTATCCAAGGTATCAGCATCCCGTGATGCAGTGATTTGCTATGCCTTGACCGGCACACCAGTGGCTGAGTACCATTGGCTCGATGCAGCAGTTTGCGAAGAGGTGACTAAAGGTGGAAAGAAATCCGGTGATCAGGTTTTACAGCCTGGCGAATATGTGAAAATCAAAGGTACATTTACTGTCCTAGATAATGATCCAGAAACTGATTCTGTTTATGCTAAAGTCGGCCGCAGAAAAATGTGGATCTACGCGAAGCCTTTGCGTGAAGTTTAATGAATTGAAAGGCCAAGTCCCTACTTCTCTTGATTGAGAGGTAGGGACTTTTTACTGTTTTCAAATAACAAAAAAAGTAAAATCAATAAACAAAAAAGTGTTGAATGATTTTACAAATTATGGTAAAATATAAACGTGTTAAGGAGAACGCCGAATAAGAGCGGCAAGGAGGAAAAACATGAGGAGAGGAGCAAAAACGACTGAATTTGGTCTGGAACTTAGAAAAATCAGATTATGCAATAATGAATATCTAGGGGATATGGCAGAAAAATTAGGCGTAACTGTTTCATATCTTTCAGCTGTAGAAACAGGTAAAAGAGAAACTCCTAAGGCTTGGGTAGAAATCATAATCTCAAAATATGGTTTGGATAAAGAAAGCGCAGAAGCTTTAAAGAGAGCCTATGAAATGAGTAAAAAAACTATCAAAATCGATATTGGCGATGAATCACAAGAAAGAAAAACATTGGCCATATCTTTCGCTAGAGAATTAAAAAATCTAGACAACGAGCAAATTGCAGATATTTTGAGCATCTTTAAAGAAAAGGAGGATTGATAATTTATGGATTGCTTAGCTCGCTCGCTTACAAGAAAGGAAATACGGAAACTAGCTTATGACTTTAGAAAAATTTTCGGACTAGAAAATACTCTTTATTTTCCAGTACTTCCTATCATAGAATATCTACTTTATGAATTGGATGAAAATTACTTATTTGAAGTAAAGAAAAAAGATGAGATGGAAAAAAAATTAGGAGAAACATTTCCTGAAGATCACACTATTGTATTGCGTGAAGATATATATGATGGTGTAAAAAAAAGATATAGGACGTGATAGAATTACCGCTTGCCATGAAATTCTTCATTATCTATATCATAGAAAAGAAAACATCGTATTCACCAAATTAGAAGGTAAAAAAGTAAACAATAACTGCCTTCCTGAATGGCAAGCGGATGTATTTGCGAGTGAGCTATTAATACCATATCATCTCACCAAAGATATGAATATAACTCAAGTTATGAAAAAATGTAAAGTGTCCTATAAGACCGCAAGGCTTCAATTGCGGAATTATAAAAAGAACTAAGCTACCAACTTAGTTCAGCATTGCTTGCCCAGCATGAGTTATGATAGGCTATTGCAATTCTATCTACAGTTTTATTGTAACATCGTAACTTAACCTTTGCAAGCAATTTTTGAAAAGGAGGTTACCTCATGTATATACTAAGAGCTTCTTTTACTCGTGACGGTGTAACATATTATGCGCGGGATTATGGAAAAAGAGCATTCAGAATTTATATAGATGAAAAAACAGGTTTCTCATCTGTTAAGATGTAATGTAAAGGTTTAAAGTTCCTTTGTATGTATAGCCCATATGAAAGACTAGCTACTCTCCACACCAGATAGTAGCTTTTTTTATTTACAATTCAACATATAAGTAGTATAGTATATAAGCAATCACTTAATGATTGTATCGCCCTTTTTCCCCCCCATTATTTGTTCATGAGGACGATAAGCCGGCTTTATGTCGGCTTTTTTAGCATAAAAAAGAGCTATTATATTAAAAAATATGAAGATAATAAGGCAGAATATAGCGATATATAAAAACAAAAAACGCCATTTAATAAATTAAATGACGTAATCAGAAACTCCTTCTACATCACGGTAGATGAGCATAA